AGTTGGAATCCGAGGCGCATATAACTTGCGTTGATGTTGGAGATTGCGAAACTGGCGGTTGTTGTTGAGTTGGCCGCTACATCAGGCTTCCAGTTATACACTACAGTCGTTGAACCAATAGTTGATGAGATGTTTGAGTTGACAGTCACCCCAGACGCATCAAACCAATCACACGCAGTCGGTTGTGTGTCGCAGAGTGCGCCGTTTGCGTATTCAATTTTAGCGAGGAGGTTGGTCGCCGTCGTTGATGGTGTCAGACGAACATTCACATTCACTTGGTCAACACCATTTACCAAAAATGGCATCGTTGTTGTCGCTGTTGCTGTCGTCATATAGGTCACACCAGTCGTGGTTGTTGCCATCCGTGTCGTTGTTGCGCTTCCACCACCTTTTGTCATCCAGAGGAGTTGTACAGAGCTAGGATTGGCGATTACATTCTGTGGTGTTTGAGCCGCAATAAAAGCAACAAACAAGATACCGAATGCAATAACTGTATAGAGAGAATATTTAATTGCTGTATTCATTGTTTATTACGGGCTAGAGTCAAGAGACAGTATCTCCTCACTCTAGCCCGCGTTAAGCAGGCTAGTAATACTACTGAAGGTCTTGGAATGTCGCCATACAACGCCCTGTTCCTGCATAGTTGGTACTCAATGTTGAAGTAGACAACTTAATAAGAACAAAACTGTTTGGAGGAATAATCAATGCACTACTACTGGTTGCAAAATCAAACTGTGTTGCAGATGACCATGCAACAGCAGATGCAAGAGTCCCGCGGGTTGATGAAGTCGCATACGCAGTGCTTCCAATCCCCATATCAAAGGTCGTATCACCAGCGCTATCAGTTCGTGCTCCATGAGCAGTGAATGAGATAAGCGTTGATGTTGCTGCAGGGGAGTTGAGCGCACACGGAGTAGTCGTGGCAGTGGTGAAATCCATTGAACGAAACTCGTGACGCACACCACCAACATTGAGGTATTGATACGGAATATCAGGGCCAGCAAGTGCACCAAGATTACCACGCTCAATGATCTGTTGAACTGTTGGACGTGTTACCCAGAAACCACCAGCGGCAATGACAATTCCTATGAGTACCGCGATAGTGATATTTTTTTTCATTTAAGAGATACGTTAACTGATAATTTAATAAATAAGGTCTTTCCCTTTTACATTGCGCACCTTACCAAGAAACGATGGAGGAATTACTTTGAACTCACCATTTGCTTCTTTTGAGGCGTACTTTACAGGATTATTTACTTTGTAATTCTTGAGAAACTGTTGCCAAAGCATCTCACGTTGTGAGAGTTCATTGGTTGGTTCTTGAACCACACCAGTTTCAATTACACCTTCTTCTTCTATATTTCTTCGTGCCATTGTGTTGTTAGTCCTCCTCGGCTTGTGAGCAGGAATGAGAGTAGTGGATGGTCATTCCCGCTCATCAGCCGGGGAGGCTGATGTTAGCTAATAACTAGGCTAAAGTTTGTTAATAAATGCAAACTCTTTATGATATTTTTTTGCCGCTTCATTATATGAAGTAACAGCATCTTTAATATCATCAAAAGTCTAACTTAAGGTAATGTCTACCACGAGCGCGGCTTTCTGTGTCCAGAGCTTGAAGCCGACATACCCCCATCCAACCGTCTCTTTACCAGTCTTACCAGTGACTGACTTCTCTTCATACTGCACACCGCGAGGTGATGCGTATGTTGCAACATTCTTGACGCCGAATACACGGTGTCCAGAGTTTGCAATGTCAGAGCGAGAACCGATAGTGGTGGTGACGAATGTACCAGTGCGTACTACATAGATCTCTACACCAGCGTATTTAGTCAAGAGGCCGTTGTTGAGAGCGGCATCTGCATAACTAAATCCTGATGCGACCTGTGCCTGCACGAATCCGGGGACATCTGTGTTCTCAATGATGAGGAACAGACCCTTATAGGTGTCTGCATACCCCATAACCTTAGAAACAAGGTTTGAGATGATGACAGGAATGTTTGCTGCTGTCGTGAATCCACCAGCAGGAGTGGTGTATGAACTGGTTGCATCTTCACAGAGAGCATTGACCACAAAGTAGTCAATACCATATGCGATTGAGTATGCAATTTCGTTCATTCGCTCGGTCATGAGGTTGAAATTACTCATAACTTCCTCAAAATCAAACACATGGTTTGCGTAGATGACTTCATCTGCAACCGTCAATGTGTCGTCAGTCGTTGACCAAGCGGATACTGAATAAGTACCAGCAACAGCTTGAATAGCTGCTGTTGGCTGTGTCGTGTACGGATTATGAATGTACTTCAGATCCGTGTTATCAACAGCGCAAACCTTCTCTGCAACGAGTGCCTTTTTCAAGACAGTTTGCAGGTTTGCTGAAAAATACTTCGCGCGCCATACGGAACTGTATGTGCCAGTGTTGACAGTATTTATATGATTATCTGTTCCTTTCCCCGTTTAATAAGTAGTAGTTAATCTACGTTTTATTCCGCGTCCACAATAATTATCAGTTTTCTTATGACATAATTTACATAAAGTAAGACCATTACTTACTTCATATCTTGATTGCGGAAAATATGTCCAACTTTTTATATGATGTGGTTCAATCTTACCCCCAACCTTACCGCAATCTTGGCATGTCCATTTATCTCTCTTAAAAACACAATCCCTCCAAACCTTCCAACGAATATCGTAATAATGTTTTTTACCATCTCTCATTTTTCCGTCAATGAAATTATGGTTCTTATCACCCCTCATTGAAAGGCTTTGTTTAAGTCTTGTCTCTAAAGATCTCTTTTTACCAAGAAGCGATAATCTAATCTTATTCCTCCATTCAAGAGAGCATTCTTTGCCCTTATTCCAGCCGGCGTGAGATAATCTCTGTAGTGTAGCTCTCCCGTCTGGGGTGAGATTATGTCTCTTCCCAAGATTGGACTTCCTTATTTTTTCCTTCTGTTCATTAGACATCTTTTGCCCTTTTAACATAAGGATATACTAACACAGATTAACTACTACTTATTAAACTTTCAAAGAACTCGGTGAAACTAATAATTAGTTCCACCACTCCTCGCCTTAACTTTTTGCGTCTTGTATACGGCGAGCCATTTGTGCTTCAGCAAGTGCAGTAATATCTTCGTCTTTTTCGGGTAATTCACCCTTGTAAGCCCTGTCAAGTAATACTTCACCTACTGGTTTTGAAGATGATCGTGGACTTTTTACCTGTGTAGCATTAGCAGTCAGACGCTCCTCAACTCTTTCTCGTAAGATACTTTTGAGCGTGTTATCTTTCAAGGCTTCAATGATTGGCTTTCCGAGTATCTTTGCTACTCGTACCACCTCATCATAATCCTCTACGGATACCTTTGCCTCTGTAAGTGCTAATGTGTCCTTCGGCGTAATCGCAACTTCATCCTCTTTCTTGCTGGATGTTTCAGGTGCAGCAGGCTTTTCGTCTTTCTCTGTCGCCTTTTTCTTCCAGTGTTCTTTCTGTGCTTTGAGTGTAGCGTTCTCTTTTTTAAGAGCTTCTACCTCATCAACACCTGACTCATTATCATCAGATAAATCTAAGTTTAATTCGTCAGTATCCTCTGTGCCGTTTTGTGAGTTGGCATCCTCTTGTTCATTTTCCATATAGGGTTTAGTCCTTGTTCGTTTTTTAACGAGCTTTAGTGCTCACTTATTTTTAATTATACTTATCGTACCGACTAATTGTCAAGAAACTACTTTGATGAGTTCTTTTTATCTCGCAACTCACGCTGTTCCTTTGTTTCCTCTTGCATCTCTGAAAATCCTCTAATCGTCATTAAAAGATTTTCAATATGTGAGGCACTATCTTGGAATGCGCACACCGCGCGCTTCACTTCTTCAGGAGACTTATTTTCATAATCCCCTTTCATACCAATATCTACATTTGTCTCTTTAATGTCTCCATTATTTCCTTTTACAATATCTTCCAGTCTCTTAAGACCAGTGGTTATAAACCTGATACTATCTTGCCGTGCAAGTACGAGTGGTTTGACTTCATTTAATAGGAGATCTGCATATTTTCTATCAGACCAGCGTGGGCCAACGATAAACTCCTTTTTCTCCACTTCCGAGTCAAACATTCTCCACACAACATCCAGCAGGACTGAATCTCCTCCAAATGCGCTTCGTATTAGATCCTTTTCTTCATTAAGAAGTTCACTCTGATAAAATACTTTTCGCAAGATCGTGAGTAACGCTGGCTTTTCCTTAAACACTCGTAACTCAAGCATTTCCCCCTTGCTAAACCTACCTAATCCCTCTTGAGGGATGACATTCTCTGCCTGATTTTCTTGATATGGTGATGGCATCATACTTATTTAACTTCTGGTAATGGTGCGACCTTTTGCATCTCTTGTGGTTGAGAAATCATTTGTGGTGCTGTGACAACAGAAAGTTCTACTGGTGAGACGATATTCGTGAATGACAGTATCTTATTAAACAACAACTTCATATTAGGATCTTGGAGTACGAGAGGATTTGTTGCGAGTGTCTGTAACACTGATGATAATGTTTGAAGAATGACTTGTTTATCGTACTGCTCGTTTGCGATAGCAATATCTAATTTCCACTCTAAGTCTTTCGTTACTTCTGACCACGTAATATCACCGGGAGAAAGTGCACGCTGATTACCCATCTGGGAAAGTGAGTTCATTACCGATGCCTCTTCAATCCCCTGATTAAATGGTTGTGGTGTCTTACCTGCAAGAACTTCTTCTATAACGCGATTATTAAATCTCCGTACTGCCTCGCGCGGAACATACATTGCGTCAATCTTCCTAATGTCTCTCTCTTCAAGAATAGCCATTAACTCATCCGTGTTGTTCATCTTCTTCTTGATGAATGGCAATACAAACTCACGCAACATCTCATCAAGTGCATTTGCTTTATTCTCTACCATTATTTCAAAGAGTGACAATCCCTGTCCGGTGACAATTTGTACTGTCCCTAGTGCGGTGCCTGATGGGGGAGTGATACCGCGTGCCGCTTCAGGTGTAGAGGTCAGCTCTTGTCCTAGTGCCCGCCACTGTTGTGAGAATGATAGTAAGTTTGTGATGTCGTGACCAGTATTTGGGAATGTCTCAATCGGTTTCTGATCAATATGTGTCAAAATATCTCCAACTTCTATGTTTGAAATAACATTCTTACCAACAAAGTTAGGATCTGCAGTTTGGAAGACAAGACGTGACGCTAAGTCCATCTGGTCTTTCCACGCTTTCATCGTGTGGTTCTGCATCCACTGTGCATCAAACAAGTATTCAACAGCACCAATTGAGAGTGTTCTGCCGTCCTCCTCAATCAAGTGCGTAATCATATACGGGTCACGCTTCTCTTTACCACTGTAGAGTGTGAAGTTTTTATTATCCTTTCCAACTTCTCCAACCCAACTGATGACATGCATCTGTTGGAAGAAGATGTCCTTGTCTCCTTCTTCGGTCTTCTTCCCTTGACTATCAAAGTACACATATTGTGAGAGATTACCGTGTACTTCGTACAACTCAATAAAATCACTCATGTTATCTTTCTTCTCACCGCGCAATGTTTCTCGTGTCTGTTGTGAATCAAGTAATGATTTCACCGCGTCCATATTGTAGCCAGCATAATCAGGATGACCGGGTGTTGCCATATTCTTGAGTTGTGCAGGTGTCTTATAGAACTTCTCAATGTGCGGGAGTGCATTGAAGTCAATCGGATCAACAATCAACCGATTCCACGGTACAACACTCGCGTACAACTCACCGTTGCGCTCAACAAACTTCACGACAGCCGATCCATACGCCGCCAGTGTTCTCCCCCATGTATTCAAAAAGACGCTAAACCGAGCCTTTTTCATCCATTCTTGGAGATAGATTGTCGCTAAAAATGCCGGAACAACCGTTGCTTGGCTATTCGGCATTACTACGATGTCTTTCCTGTCTAAATCAGTCGCTCTATACCAAATGTTTACTGCCGCAGTGACAATATTGAAAAATGGTTTATCTCTACCGAGTGCGTCCTTACTCCCAGAAATATGTTTACTATTTAAGTATGCAAAGATTGTTTCTACTGTGTCGTGAAGTGACCACTCAACGTACTCACCAAGTTTGACCGTTCCTGTTGTTAGGTTTTTTTCTGCTTCCTGTACGATACTATGAAGTGAATCTTGATTCATTAAAATAAATTATAACACACTTCTATTATCTAGTAGAAAAACTATTTGTCAAGTATCCACGGCGAACATAATTGTTTTACTTTTTTAGGCGACCAATCCCCCTGATACCCAAATCTTTTTATGAGCCACTGGATAGGATATTTTTGTAATGGCCACTTGTTTTTGAGAAACAACTCACGACTATACTCCTGTGTTTTTAATGTCTCATCTACTGGATTTGGCATCTTTTCTTGGAAGAAATGACCGTAGTATGCTTTCTTAGTAGATAATACTCGCCCTCCAGAAAGCCAGCTTTTGCACGCTACTTCAGTCCCTTGTTGTCCCCAACTACCAAATGCCTCATCACACAAGTTGAGTTCGTGATACCTTTCTCGTGTCACCATAAAGCATGATCCTTGGATTGACATTGTCTCTGCGACTAATTCAGGCATATCTTCCTCTGAATATTGAAAATGGAGTGCTGTATCAAAGTAAAAGTTTGAGCGAATTGGTTTTGGAATAATCTTCCATACCATTTCTTTCTGTAACTCTGTACTGCCACACTGCGCGCAGTGTGTGTAGAGATCACTCTGAAAGTATTTGTGTCCCTGTGAGCACACCCAATCATACACATGGAGGTTTGCGAGTGCAGGAACGAGTGTGGTGTCTTCACTCATATCCTCCATCATTGTCACATCAAACCCTTGTGAGAGGGAGCAGTGTGCGTCAAGCTTCATCAAATACTTCGCATTTGAGTAGCCAGCTAAAATATTGGTCGCACCACGCTGTCCACGGTTGGTTGTCACCACACGCACTCGTGGATGATTAGTGATGCGCGGTGGATTACTCCAATTATCTAACGCTACCAGTATCTCTGTATCCCCTTCTCTATGTTGCAGAATGTCGTTTATCGTACACTGTAAAAACTGCTCATTATGTGCGGGGATGAGTACACTCAAGTCACGCATAAGTATGTCCCTCTAGCCCAAAGTTAATAAATGGATTTAAACTATATATAGGCACGGGTATCACTTGTTTGAGTGCGCGTGTTTGCTGTTCTATCGTCTTTATCCACCCCTTAAACCATTCATCAAACTCTGGACCAAAGAGAGCAGGATCTTTATAGTCTTTCATCGTAGACCTTCCATCTATCATTCCACAATCGTGACCACAAATAATAATATTCTCCGCACCAAGATAGTAGGCAATGTGAATAGCTGAAGTAATTGTTGAGCGACTCACCACAATCGTGTCAGTGCCTACCACTGATGTGTCAATGATTGAACTTTGATTGTTGAGGTGGGGGAAATAGTAATGATCAACATCCAACTCATTCTTCTTTGCGGTCAATCGTCCTCCCTCATACTCTGACACAATGAGTTTTGCACCAGTTCTATCACAATACTCAATTGAACCACTTGCGAGGTTAATGTCTCCAATATCTTTTCGTACGAGATACTGACACGGAAACTTCTTGTAAACATCATTCACGCCCACAACCGTCTTATCCTTAAAAAATGATGGGTCTACATAATCCATTGACGCACCGGATGCAACAACCCAAATATCACCGTGCTCACTACCCCTTAATTCTTTAAGTGGATGCTTCATCGTGCGCTGTTTAGTTCTTGGCGATACTTGTTACGGGTGAAGATGTCGTCTTGTTTATGTCGCATAGAGTCTGGAATAAAATCAACAATTGAAGTCATTGCATACCGACACGCATCCATAGAGTGTGAGAACTGATGTTCTGGTTCATTGAGTATTTTTCCATCTTTATCAGTCTGCCATAAATAGTTGCGATATTCGTGGATGATGTTGACTGATCGCTTTGTCACTGACACACGCTGTTGCTGTACAACTTGAATGCCATTTCGCACACTATCCTTTCCTTTCTTTGTTGGAACGATTGAAAGACCATACAATGCAATTTCATCTATACTCTTCGGCTCTGCACTATCAGCAACCACAATTGCTTTCTCATAATTGAGAATAATGTCTGCGATTTGTTTATTACTCAATCCTTTTTGAAATGCTATCTCATCAAAGATGTAGCCACCATTGTGGTAGTACAGCGCAATAATCGCGGACGGATCATTTGAGTAACCGAAATCCAACCCGTATCTCTCTAGTCGTGCTTCGTGTGGTATCTCATCTATGATCTTCCAATCTTTATATATTTTTCCTTCAACTTCACCAAGCTGACCAAGACCGTACACTGCCCACCATCCAGCGCGATTCTTTCTCTGTTCAATTGAGTCAACAATTTCTTTAGAGAGTGCTTCATTATCTTTGTAGGTGAGAACAATATGATCTACATCACTTCTCTTTTGTTGCACTTCTGAATAGAACCAAAAATCCGTAACTGGATTCCAATCTAAAAAGATAAACTCTTTCGTGCGCACTTCAAGTTGTTCAAATGATTCAAGACTAATATTGTTTGCTTCGTTCACAAACAATCTATCACGGCGCGGACCACGGACTTTACCTGCTTGGTCAACGCTAAAAAACTCAATAATAGAGCCAGTTTCAAAGGTATATGAATAATCTGTTTTATTCCACCGAGCATCAACAAAATAGTTGTGCTCTTTCATTATCAAAAGAAAGTCACGAATAGCACCGCGTTTCAAGTGAGGAAAAGACTCTGAAACGATTGAAGTTAGTTTGGGAGTAGTATCGCGTTGCGCTAAGTCAATCAGTACCTCAATAATTCCAATCGTCTTACCTGCTGATGTTCCACCCTGTACTGCCCTGATCCTCTTCTGAAGATTCGCGATCTTTCGTGTCGCTTGTGTTATGTAAAACATTCAATAAAGGTATTGGAGAACCATCAGGACCGGAGTGCTCATTCAGTCGTGGAAGAATAGTAGTAGACATCTTCAACAGCACTTGTCTTTTCAAGTCACTCCACTTTTCAATTTTCTTATCGTTCGTCAAAATAAGATACAAATCATTGAGTGCTTGTGTGCGCACCTTAGAAGCAAGCTCTCTGTCTTGAAAGCTCTTCCCACCTTGACCTGTATGATTTGGAATCCTCGCCATAATAGAAAATAAACTTGACTAATTGTCTATTTTATTACTTACTAGCACTTCTTCTTACCTTTCATCTTTGCGACCTTTTTCATCATTGTACCACCACCTTTATATTTTTTCTGTGCCATAACTTTGTGCAGTTAATCTAATAAGTGTTTTGCACTGATTGGAAGACATACCGATAGTATATAACGAACTGGATAAAATACTAGCAAAGTCGTCAAGTGATTCCTTAGTCGCCTTCGGTATGTGCTTCTTTACAAACAACCACTGTCGTGCAAATGCCTCTGTCTCCTGTTCTAAGCGGAACTTTGCATCAGTGCAGTATCGTATCCACCATTCATCAGGTTTTTCACCTTGTTGCTGACTATGCACCATTTCATGCCATTCAAGATCCTCTGGGATATCAACCTTATGCGGATTATAGATGGTGTCTCCAAAACAAAAGATTGGCTGGTATCCAGTAAGAGGCAAGTAATCCTTAATGAACTGGTAGTTAGGAGGAAACTCGTTTTTCTTTTTCATCGTGCTTCTCCTTACCATAATAACACGAACGACAAAGCCATTCTCCTATCTCTTGATTCCAATACTTCTCACCTTTCTCTTGGTGACAACGCTCACACTTGACCATAAGTAAATTATATCACGGAATACTAAAAAGATGTCAAGAAGGGGGATAACCCCAGTTGTCGTCATTAGGAAGACAGCAATTTTTCTGTTGCTGTAGTACTAATATATCGTTATTTATAGCCATATTTTATGTATTTTCCACCTCCGTCTACATGTCTACAGCAATTTTTATTAAGTAAAGAATACTATAGAGAGTATATTTTTTATATATAGAGAGCTTTTTACTAATTATATTATATATAATATATTTTTTAATAAAAATATATGTATATCTGTAGACATCCTTATCTCACCCTTATTCTTAGCCGTTTTTTTGACTACAGATAGATAAAAATTGCTGTCGTCATACTGTAGCCATTGTAGACAAATGCGATCAAACAACAGAAAAAGCCCGTTTCCTGCACATCTGTACAGAAAATCGGGCTTCCTCTGTGATAAGCATTCAATACAAATGCTCATACCAGTATAGTGTATTTAATAAAAAAAAACAACCTAATCCCCATTAAAGACATCAAAAGTTATCCACTTTTTTATAAAGTTTGTACCTCATTTTTCGGGTGATATACTATCTCCAATGATACTAATTCAATACCTATGCAGGAGCGATATTGGATAAAACGGTATTGGGATGCCGGTTTTTCTTTTTTTCATACTGGTAAAAGAGATAAGTCGGTAGCAACTTCATGGACTAAATATCAAACTCAAAGACCAACGAAAGAGGAGGTTCTTCGGTGGTTAAAAATCCCCTATCAGAACTATGGTATCGTCTGTGGAAAAATATCAAATCTCACTGTTATTGACGTAGACACAAAGAGTGGAGCTGATCCTACTCCGTTTCTCAATAGGGGTATGTATGAAATACGAACACCCTCTCACGGATACCATTTTTATACTCGCTACAATCCACTTCTAAAAACAACCCATAAAAAAGATAAAAAAGATGGGATATTACAATGGGTAGATATACAATCTGATGGTGCTATTGTGTTTGCTCCCCCCACTTCATTCCCTGGAAAGGGAGGATATACATTAGTAAATGATGCTCCTATTGGTGACATACCACAAGACCTTCTTGTGCAGATGTTAGAAGCAATACAACCAGAGAAAGAAGCAGTAGAATTCACTCCCTACATAGCTCCTAAATCGCCCGAAATGGGCCGCCCGGGAGATATTTTTAATGCATTGGCATCGTGGGAGGATGTCCTCATTCCGTGTGGCTGGACGAAGGTAGGGCGAGGTAAAGAAGTGCAGTTTTGGAGGAGACCGGGAAAGGTTGATGGTGTCTCCGCATCAACAAATTGGAAAGGGTATGATCTGTTTTTTCCCTACACAACATCAGTGGAGGGTCTTATCCCTAAAAAGGGATATACTAAGTTCCACCTCCTCTCTGTTTTGAAGTATGATGGCGACTTTCGTAAGGCGGCGAAATCATTAGTGATGGAGAATTATCGTATCGCACAGAAACTAATATGAAAGAAAAGTTAGCAAAAAGTAAGTTCTTCACGAAGGCAACACAACTTCTTTCGTGTGGTGCAACCAATGATGTCATACAGGAACTCTCTCATACATACGACATTACAACAGAAGAAATAGACGCATACCTAATGCGCAAAACAAAAAGTAAGGCAATATCAGGTGCGGTGATGGCATCACGAGAGGAGAAGGAGATGATTTTTCAGTCAATAGATCAGAAGTTTTTAGAGGCATACCCCCACATCGTCATCTTCTACCGTGGTGAAAACATTATCTTTTACGAATACCACGATGGTGTCTATCACGAATTACTAGAACACGACATATACAACTATGTTGATGCACTCTTCGTCCAATACTCACTCTACAACTACCGCACATCACAAAGAACAATAAAAGATACGATCCGTCGTATTGCCTCACTCTTCTCGCGAACACAAGGAAGAGTATTTACTGAACGAGAGTACACGAAGAAGTGGTATCTCAACCTAAAAAATGGCCTCCTTGATATGGATACCTTCATCCTATCACCTCATACACCGGAGTATTTTTCAACAGTGCAAGTCCCTTATGAGTACAAGCCAGAAGCAGAATGTCCACTCTTTCGTGATTTTATTACTACTATCTCAAGTGAGGACAATTCAACAGCACAGATGATACAGGAGATGTTTGGGTACTGTATCGGAGAAGGAAATCCTAACCATAAAGTATTCTACCTCTACGGTGAGACGGCGCGGAATGGGAAATCTACCACAGCAAAGATAATCTGTGGCCTTATAGGGTGGGGAAATGTATCTACACTCTCACTCGCACAACTCGCAGGAGAGAACTCATCTATCCTCTCCTCACTTGTTAGTAAACAGATAAACTTCTCGGATGAAATATCATCAAAGTATATAGAATCATCACGACTAACCGCGATGTCGGCAGAAGGATTTGTTGAGATTAACCCTAAGTATAAACACAGTTATCTCCATCAGATAAAATCTAAGTTTATTATCACCTGTAATGATTTACCCCAATTTCAGGACGCACAGGGTATGAAATATAGGATGATCTCCATACCATTCAATCGCCATCTCAAAGAAGAAGAGCGTATACTTCGCTATGACGAAATACTTCTTGAGAAAGAAGGATCGGGTATCTTAAATTGGGCTATTGAAGGGGCAAAACGACTGAAAGAAAACAAAGTATTCCTACTAAATGCGGAGAGTCTGGACGATATGGAGAAAAATATGCTCCAAAACAATTCAGTGTATGCTTACCTCTATGATGTGTACGATTTCGGAGAATATGGAGAGGAGTTTACGATGAAGCAACTGTATGGTGACACAGAAACAAAGAGTCGTACCGCGAGTGGATACTGTGCGTTCTGTATAGATACGGGTATACGACAGAAATCATATCCTGTGTTTTGTCGTGAATTAAAAAGATTTAGTAGAGAGACGGAAAAGATGACACAAAAGATTCCACCACGCGGAGAAAGTGGGAGATATTATGTTGGATTAAAGAAGAAGGTAGAGACAGAAGAAGAGAGAGTATTAAAAGATTTTAACGATTTTAAATAATATGAAAATATAAGATGACTCCTAATCTCTACCCACACCAACAGCGCATCATAGACGTACTTCCAACCCGTAAAATACTCGCGTGGGCTACTTCACTAGGTAAGACGCGCGCGTTGATTGAATTGGCGAAGAAAGCACACAGTACACCACTCATCATCTGTCCTAAATCTATTAAAGCACGATGGACACGGGACTTCCCCACCGCAACAGTGGTGACTAAAGAGGAATTCAGGAGAGACTGGAGTAAACTTCCATGGTTTGACGCAGTAATTGTGGATGAGGTCCACGCATTCTCTGGGTTCTCACTGATGTCGAAAGCATTGCAGGCGTACTTAAAGAAACGCAGACCATCGTTCGTGTGGGGAGCTAGCGCAACGCCGTGGAGATCTACACCATGGAATGTCTATAACCTCGCAAAGATTATGGGTGCAGAGTGGGGGTACACAAAGTTCCGCGATTCATTCTTTCGGACACAGTATTTTGGACAGAGGTGTGTGTGGGTTCCGAAAGAAGACGATGCAACACGTACGAGGTTAGTGAATGCCCTCTCAAAGTTTTGCGACATCGTATCAGCGGAGGAAGCGGGTATGCCACCAGAGGATGTCTTTGAGGAGGAGTTGTTTACCTTAACGGCAGAGCAGAAAAAGGCCATAAAGGACATCGCACTGACTGAATCTAACCCCGTTGTCCGATACGGAAAGGAGCATCAGATTGCTCAAGGACATCTCAAGGGGACAGAGTTTGAGGCTTCAAGGACATACAAGAATGAGAAAACCGACCGTATCCTTGAATTGGCACAGGAACACCCCTCTATGGTTATCTTCGCTCGCTATACAGGGCAAATTGAACTCATTGCAGACGCACTCAAAAAGAAAGGTCACACGGTCTTCACGATGACGGGTACAACGAAGGATAGAGACAAACTCATTCAGGATGTGGAGAACGCGAAGGAGTGTATTTTGATCGTGCAGACGGCACTAGGAGAAGGATTTGAAGTACCCCGTTTTGATTTTGCGATATTTGCGAG